CAAGCGACTCGCTGCGCTTAAAGACTTCCCTATCACGATCAGTGGGTTCTTCGAGCCGACCGATACTGCTTATGGTCACATCAAAAGCGCCTTCACGACGCCTTCCAACGCACTGGTTATCAAAGTCATCTTTGATGGTACTAAAGGCGCAGGCTCGCAGGGGTTTCAGGTGACAGCGCTTGTGGAGTCGATCGAGATCAGCGCTGCAGTCGATGGCGCACAAGAAGTGTCGATTTCGCTGCAGTCGAATTCTGACGTATCATTCCTGTAGGAGCTCATCATGGCTCAAGCAGGATACCTAGCCACGGTTTTCGTGACTGGCACATCCACCGGTCTCACTGGTGCAGGTGAGCCTACCACGCTGGTAGGTGGTACGACATATGTGATCACCGATACAGCTAAGCGTATCGTTGATCCGGCTACTGCGTTGATTGTTGAGGACGGCACTGGTGCGATTGCTACCAGCGGCTACACCTTCGACTATTTGACTGGTACTGTCGTATTAGCAGTGGCTCCGACTGGGTCGGTGGTGATCAAGGGAAATTATCTTCCCCGTCGCCAAATTACTAATGCCTACGAATGTAGCGCCACCCTGGCTAGGACTCTAGTCGATACATCGCTCCTGGGGACCGAGCATACCCAACGTACCACTGCGTTGGGTGATGTCTCAGGTTCCATGTCGTGCTACGACACAGGACTTGAGGTATACACCGACGTAGACTTAGCGCAGATTCTTGTTGACGGTACGACCAAAGTCATCGAGATGGCTTGGAATACCAATCAGCATCTGCGTTTCTTTGCTAAAATTGAATCTGCCGAAGCATCAGCTGCGGTGGACGGCGTCCAGACTGTGTCGTTCAGCTTCCAAATGGATGGTCAAACGGCTCTCACCACTGGGCAAGAAGTCGATATTAGTATAGCGCCATAACCGGAGGAAAGAATGGCTGATAACAACGGAAGCGTAACGCGTGATGATGCTCGTGCAGCACTACTCAATGGATTTATCCGCAAGAATCGGATGTTTACCACTGAGGAAGGCATCACTATCGAAATCAAACAACCTACTGTCGGGCAGCGTTCAAGGATGCTCAAGGCTGGTGGGCTGAGCGCTACCAATTCAAGCGTCGAAGATATTGGTGGGATGCAGATTGCTGCAGTCATCGAGTGTTGTTATCATCCAGGTAGTGGAAAGCGTTTGTTCGATTGGACAGACGAAGAGGTGATCAAGAGCCTGCCTACCTCGTCGTGGTTTGACGAGGTGGCAGGGATCGCCATGGAATTGATGAACACGGAGCCATCAGAAGCGGGAAAGCAATCAGACGAGATGGCGAGCGCAGATCCCTCTTCTACCTCGCTACCAAGCTTGGATGCACAGTAGCAGAGCTAGAAGACAAGCTCACCGTAGTTGAATTCTTCGAATGGATGGCTTATTTCGACTGGAAAGCTAAGGAAGAGAAGAAAGCCATGGACCGAGCAAGTCGAAGTGCGAGGCGATAGACATGGCTAGTGCAGGTACAGTCGACGTTACATTACGGGTCAAGGGAGCACAGCAAAGCGCAGCTGCGATTGCTAGTACGACCAAATCCGTAAAGAGCCTTAGAAAACAAGCGCTTAAGCTGACAGCCGCCCTAGGTGGCGTCGGCTTTGCTATGAAGAAGCTTGCTGATGCGAACGGTCGATTCGAGCAAGGTCTAGCTGCCGTTGGTGCAGTGACCAAGGCTACCACCTCGGAGATGCAAGCGCTTAAAGACGCTGCTATTCAAGCTGGTATTGCAACGCAATTCTCGCCTGTCGAGGCGGTGAACGGGCTTAATGCACTTGCTACTGCTGGTCAAACGGCGGGTCAAGCTATTAAGACGTTGATTCCCGTGCTTGATCTGGCTGCGGGTTCGCTGGGGCAGCTTGGTACTGGTGAAGCTGCTATGGCTGTGGTCGGTACGCTGAATAGCTATACCATGTCGGCTGACAAGGCTACCGAGGTGACAGACAAATTGCTGCGTATCACGCAGCTGACCAATTTCCAGACCAGGGATTTCTCGGCTGGGCTGGCTAAAGCCAGTGCCAAGACTGCTGTATATGGGCAGTCGCTCGACGATACCCTCATTGCGATGGGTCTTCTGCGTAATGCGAATATCGACGCTAGCAGTGCATCGACGGCGTACTCGATGGCGGTACAGCGGGTAGCCACCGATACAATGGCTCTGAATACCCTTAACTCCATGGGTGCAAGCCTATATGACGAGCAGACTGGTAAGGTGCGCTCGTTCCTCGATCTCGTTACAGAGCTCAAGCCCAAGCTGGATAAGCTGAGTGATGCTACTAGGAATAAAGCTCTAAAGGACATGTTCGGTGCAAGGTCGATCGCAGCATATACCGCCATCGCAGGTGCCTCGGTTACTGTCACAGAGAATGGCGAGAAGGTCACACTTAAGGGAGCCGACGCGATCGCTCGTCTTCGCCAGAACATGGCTGATGCGGGTGGTACTGCAGCCGGATTCAAGAAGAGCCTCCTAGATACCTTCGAAGGACAGAAGACGCTACTTGCTGGTAGCCTTGAGACGCTGGCAGTCATCTCGGGCGAGGAATTCGCCAACGCATTTAGACCGTTTGTGGAAAATGCGATCGAAGGAATTAACCGTCTGATCAAAGTCATCAAGTCGGTGACATCTGAGCAGAAGAAAGAAATTGTACAAGCTGCTCTGCAGTTTATGAAATACGCTGCTGCTATTGCTGCAGCAGGTGTGGCGATTACTACCGTGCTTGGTCCGATGGCTAAGCTTATTGCTTTCATGACGACTCTGTCTGGTCTGGTTAAGGCGATTGCTGCTGGCAATTTCGCTGCTACCATCGCAGGGTATGGCGGTGCATTTTCTTCGCTTATTCCTCGCCTGACGACCGTAGTACGGCTGATGGGCGGGATTAAGCTCGCTGCAGCAGGTGCGGTTGCTGCTACCGCTTACGCACTGAAGACCAGCGCTGACAGGGTGAGGCAGCTGCGCAAAGATGCAGAGATCATCGAGAAGGTACGCAATCAGACTGCTACAGCTGCTGAATACGAGCGATTCCGTGTCGGAGCTCCGGGTTCTGGCAACATCGAGCAGCGGATTCGTTCAGGTGGTAGGTTCTCGTTCGCCACGACCGAGCTTAATCTGCAGAATGAAGAAATATCGGCGCAGGAGACCAACCTAGCCAAGGTACAAGCTCGCTATAAGCTCATCACCGATATCATCCAAAACCAGCTCCAATTGCAGAAGGTCGGCAAAGACGGTCTACAGCAGACAGTCATCGAGAATGGGCGTGTTGTCGCCATCCAAAAGATTAGTCTTCAGACGCTGGTCGAGAGAGCCAAGCGACTACGCCAAATTGCTAGCAACATTAGCGACGAACGCGCCAAGCAGAAATACATTCAAGATTCACTCGTGCGCCAGACCGAATCGATGGCGGAGAAGGTCAGTCTTAGCGGCAAATCAGCAGCTAACGCCGAACGCGAGGCGAAAGCAATACAACGCACCATCAAAGTAATGACAGCTGGTGAACAAGGACTGACGCGAGCTAGACAAGGACAGGCTCGACGACGAGCTCAAGCGCAGGAAAACGCTCGTATCACTAGAAGAGCCGTACCGGCTGCTGTTCCTCGAATCGTCAGTGCGACGCAGGCTGGTGGTGCCGATAGATTCTCGAACATCATGCAGTTGGGACCGGGTGCGACTGTTGGTGGTGAGTACGCTCGCAGTGTCGCAGCACCTGCCTTGCCTACTGGTGGAACAGGTCTGGCGCTGGGCGACGTACCTGAGGTACCCTATTTCCGACTGGTGATGTCGGAAGCTGCCAGCGCAGCTATGGAATTTGGAGCTGGTCTAGCTACCATCACAGGCAAGACGCTTAATGCTTTAGCTCCTGCGCTGGGTGGACAGCTGCCTGGTCTGCTTGGTGCCCTAGGGTCGGCTATCACGCCTGCACTCGGTGCGATCGGTGGCATGGTTGACATGCTATTTGGTCAAAGCGAACAAGGTAAGCAGGCGAAAGCTGCTCTGCAGGGGTTAGCGACTACGGTCAGTACGGCGCTTAAGCCGGTATTCGATGCATTGGTCCCGGTCATCGGTCTGCTACAGCCACTCTTTACTGCTTTGTTCACAGCATTCGAGCCGTTGATCCAGCTGGTGGCTTCGCTGCTCTTCCCCGCGCTAAAATTCCTGGGATTGCTGCTTACCAACATAGGTATTGCGCTAAGCTATTTCCAGCTTGCTCTGCTCAAGGTGGCGGATTTCTTTGGTGATTACGGCGACGAGATCGACAAGGTCGAATCTCGAATCGCTCGCCAGACGGCGGCTAGGAACAAGCTGCTGAGCACCTCGGTTGACGGCGCTACCGCTGCAGTAGCTCGCAATGCTGAGGCTAACGCACAAGCTGCTACTCAAACCGAGGCTATGGCACGTGGCGTCGAATCCGTCAACGCAGTTAGCGGATATAAGGTCGCAAGGACGGCGTATGGTGCAGATGCTGGTGTTGCGAATGATTTTATCAGCAGACCTGGTCAACCACTGCAGAAATTCTCGCCTGCTGATACGATCGTCGGATTTAATGGCGAGGGTCCACTTGGTGGAGGCGGTGGTGCCACATACAACATCGGCGAGGTAATCATCCAGGGTATTGAGAACCCGGAGGATTTCTGGCGGAAGATCGAGGAAGCAGTCAATTTCAATGTGGTCAGAGGCGGTTCAGCGCTGCCTACTGGCAGTAGGTTCGGTGGACTCTAATGGCATTCCTTACGATCAATGGTTATGATGTACCGATCGCCAATGGGCAAGCATCGCTCAACTACCAAAAGCTAGGTAGGCAGAGCAGGAGCTATCAAGGCGTCTTGTCAGGTACGTATAGAGCTCGTGTTCGAGAGTGGACTCTGCAGACCGATATCATGGACGAGGCGAACATCGAAGCGCTCGTTGGTCTCATTGATGGAACAGGTCACACTTGGACGTTCGACAATGACCTGTTCAGCAGCAAAGGGCTTGGTCCCAATAGCGGCTATTCAGTCACTGTCTCGACTACTGGTGGTAAGGTCGGCGGATTTATGACCGTAGCCACTACGACCAATATTGGGTGGAACACGTTTGGCGTCAACGTACCATATACGGTCATGGTGTGGAAGAAAGACCTGGGTGGAAATTGGCAGCACTACGCCATTAATACTACGGGTGACCAATTCAAGAATGGTGCGTCTCATACACCGGTCGCTGGTGATAATATCACTCACTGGTTCGCATACAGTGGTGGTTCGATCACCCTGGTAGGAAAAGAGATCGACGGCACCAATGGTGCAGCCTATTATGACGA